TGTGACTGGAGTTCAGACGTGTGCTCTTCCGATCTGTAACCAAATTGTAACCATTTCATCATACAATCAACACATATAGCCGTTATAATATAATCAGAAAGTGAGAAAGAAACAAAGAAAGTATTCTTACTTTCCAATATTTCACAGAAAGGAATAAAAATTTATGGCAATTAAGTACGTCTTGACTTTTTCGAATCGGTCGGTCAACGGTGTTGAGGCGCCGGAAAAATCCTATAATCAGACGGTTATAGAGTATGTAACGGAGGTTATCGCCGGAGCCGGCAAAATGGTCGGTTATAATCTTGACAATTGCACGGCTTACCCCGTGCAAGGAATGTACAAAGGTGTTCCCGAAGAAAGCTTTCGCCTTGAGTACATCGTTTCTGAACCTCTGAGCGGTATGTTGGGTTTTGCGCTCTGGATTAAAAATGCCTATAAACAGGAGTCTATCTTGCTTGAAACCTATAGCAAGCGTCAATACAAGGCTGAGCTCGTATATGATATAGACAAGGTTGAAGAGCTATAAAAGATTCCAAATCCGTCTGATGAGTGCTGAGTGGTTCTCAGCCGAAACGCCCCTTATGGGCGTCACGGATAACCAATTTTGTAGAAAGGAGAGCGAACTGGGAATGGTTATCAGCGAACAAAAAAGGGAAATTCGGAATTTGAAAAATCTTTGGGTAAAGGCAAAGCTGTCAGGAAATACCACTCAAGCTAACGCTTTACTTGATATGATGTATGTTTGGTATATTGCCAATATCCGGGAATTATCTCTTGAGCAGTGCCGCACCTTTGAGATTTTCTTCCATATGAATGACTACCTTTAATAGGTAATTCGTCAATGCAGAGCGGCGGATATTTTCAATAGTAAGGGGGAAATTATGATTTATTATAAAGCATTAGATTATAAAGATATGATTTTCGCGGATAGAAAAAAAAGGCTTGCTTTTACAAAGGATGAATTATTTGCCGAAAACGAATTAAAATCCTATTGTGAGCGCAACAGATGGAATTTTAATAAAATTGTAGAACAGAATTTTACAACGGTTGAAATTTCACCTTGTCAAATATATAGCTTTTTTGGTTGCCGTTTCGCAAATCCGTCTGATGAGTGCTGAGTGGTTCTCAGCCGAAACGCCCCTTATGGGCGTCACGGATAACCATGTCCGAATTTTATTTATTGAAAGGGGATTTTCAAAATGAAATCCAAAAACATCACCCGTACATTCACCGAAAGCGTTATTTGCTATACCCGCTTTGCATTCGACAATGGCGCCGTTCACGAAATCGACAATGACGAAATCGTTGTTGATTACGCCGTTGATGAAGCGGCAGCTAAAAAGGTTGTAAAGAAACGCCTTAAATCCGATTTGTTCCGCATTGATGAAATTCGCTCCACCGATACGCTCTATGTTTGCACTGTAGAGGATTTTCTCAAAGTCGCTCACCCTGTTGAAATGTAATCAAAACCGCGGGGCGGCGCGTTATCCGCCCTATTATTTCGCTGAAAGGAATCTAAAATTATGAAAGATATGCTTATCACTAAAGAGGAAATTATCGCCGCCACCGCAGAACTTATCCGTTCGACGTACTGTTCACTTTATTCGCCCAGTGAACGCCGTATGCTTGGAAAAGCTTTTCACGCTCTTTCGGAAAATACCCCTGAGGGTTCTCAGCTTTCGGAGCTTTTTAGAGTTTGCGCTTTATCAATTCCTATTTACCGTAATTGTTCCCTTTACGAAAATAAGCTTCTCGATTTGGAACAAAATCTTAAAAAGGCGGGGTTGATTTAATGAAACGCGCTGAATTGAAGCCTTGTCCGAGCTGTGGGCGTGTTCCGCGACTGTGCTATGTTTGCGGTGAATTTTTCGTTGTGGGTAAAAGTGATTGCCCCTTGTGCGGGGAATTTAAGGAAATGCACGCTACAGAAGAACAAGAAACGGAAGCGTGGAACAGGGCGGTATTCTATGAAATATTTTAAGGATTCCACCCTGATTATTGAAGCATTAGCGTTAATGGGAATTATAGCAGTAACTTATTGGTTTTTTAGAATTTTAGCTATTTTAATGGTGAAGGGGGTGTTTTAATGACTCTTTCACAAGCCATTGTGTGCATTGACAAAGACTATTGCCGCAAAATAGCAATTTCCGTTGAGTTCGGTGACGGTTCTCGGAGCGAAGTATTTAAGTTTTCGCCGAACGAGATAAACGCAATTTTCAATCGCATTAGCCCACTTTCTCGCGTGCTTGTTTTTTTCGACCGTAAAGGCAGCGTAAATATTGTAGTTGCTTATGCAGCGCAGCCAATTACAATTAGAAAACAAATTGCTGATGGCGTATGGGGAGAACCGATTTATGTTTGAGTTAAATTCAGATAGAATGCAGTCTGTTATTTCGGAAGTTTTACGATATTACGGCTGCACTTCAAGCAAAGTAAACGAATATGTATTAGCGAGAATTATCGCAGATAAAATTATAAACTATATTAAGGAGAACAACAATGAATAAAACTATACTTATAGGAAGAACTACTAAAGATATTGAACTGAAAGAAATTAAAGGCAGTAAATCTAAAGGCACGGAAGATACTGTTGTTGCTAATTTCACTCTTGCTGTTGACGATAGAAAGAGTGGTGAAACTTCCTTTCCTAATTGTGTTGCGTGGGGCAATCTTGCAGAAAGGCTTGAACGCTACATTAAAAAGGGAATGCCTGTTGTGGTTTGGGGAAGATTGAGAACTCACGATTATGAAGATAAAGATGGAAATCGCCGCTTTGTAACCGAGGTTTTGGTTGAAGGCTTTGAGTTCTGCCCTACTAACATACCGCCTGAAAAGGAAGAAAAGAAAGAGGTAAAACGTTATGGAAGAAAATAATGCCACAAAAATGAGCCTTAGCGAAATTGAAACGCCGCAACTTAAAGAGCTGCTTCGAGCTGAACAAATTCTAAATAATGCCCTTGTTATGTATGCTTCTGTTCTTGCCGCTGTTGGCGGTTATGGAAACGCCAATCTCGCAACTAAGCTTGCTGAACCGCACTCTCACACAATTAACGAGCTTATAAAGGAGCTGTCAAGCCGTAAAACGCTTGACGAACAGGGTTTATCGTGACAGATTTTGAGAAACGCCGAGAGGTGGGCAAAATGCTTGCCTCTCAGCGTGAAAAAATGGGAATGACAAACTTAGCGTTTGAGAGATATAATAATTTACATTATAGTATGAGTTACAATTTTGAGAATGGGCGTTCGTTACTGGGCAAATATAGCGAAAGCATTAAAAGAATGTACGCGCTCAATCCTGAGCAAATTAAGGTTTTTGACGCTTTATTGGAAGTAAGCACAAAAAAGTATTGCACTATTCTTACAAAAATGAGAGATTCCAAAATTAAGCTTATTTATATGAAAGTAACAAGGGATAAATTTCATTTGCCATTATATACTGGGGAATCAATGGAAGAATTATCTCGCGTGTGTAAATGCGGTTTGTCTGCTATAAGTGAGGGCATTTCAAGATTTTTGTGCGGGCATAATTCTTGCTATGTAGTTACGCTTGAGCCTGTATGCGAAGACGATGAAATAGAAGAACAGAGGTTAAAGGCTTTCTTTAATGGAGATGTAATAGAATGCGCAAAGCTAACTCAAAAAGGGCGAAGATTAGCGAAAAGGGGAGAGGGGTTATAAATTATGAGCAATTATATTGAAAATAGTTCGAAAAAGCGTTGGAGCACGCCGGAGTTAATTAAAATGTTTAATGCGAAAATTGAAATAGTGTCAAAAGCTCGCCCTGAAATTGCTGATATTCAGCCGCTTAAAAGAACTGAGCATTATTTAGAGCGTTTCAAGAGCTTATCTCCGCGAGAAAAGACAAGAGCGCGTAAGGTTATGCAAGATTATTTGCGCGGTGGTTCTGAGGAACGCAGCGAAAAATATCCTAATATGACGAAATGGGGAGCTGAAAGTGCTGATAAGTTTGTAAAGCAAACTAACAGACAGAAAGCTAAATACTATAAATCGCCATACCTTAAAGATATTGATAGAATGGGCTTAAGACCTCAGTTTGAATATATGAGTGCGGAACAAGCGAAACGAGCCGTTTATGCTCTTGAAAAACAAACAGAAAGAGATATTCACTTGACACCCGAACGCTATAAGGCGAATTATCTTAAAGCTATTGAGAATGAGCTGGGGCGCGGCGGCTTATACACCTATGTGACTGAGTTGCCCGCCGAAATTTTGGTTGCTGCTTATTATTTCGACCCCGCGACTTTTGAAATAAAATTTTATTATAGTCAGGATGATAAAGTTGCGCAACAGCGCTATATGCTTGAACAGTTTGAAACCTATGTCAGTTCACACTCAAATTGGAAATATAAAAATCCGTTTGAAGCTGATGAAGACGAGTTTATGGTATGATTTACACCGCCGACTTTGAAACAACAACAGATTTAGAAGATTGTCGCGTATGGGCTTGGGCATTATGTAATGTAAACAATACTGACGAGCTTGTTTTCGGTAATTCAGTTCAAACACTTATGGATTGGTGTAGCAAGCAGCGTAATCTCACTTTATATTTTCACAACTTAAAATTTGATGGCGAATTTATATTGCAATGGTTACTGCATAATGGCTTTACAGAAATAATAGAAAATGGGGGGAGAGCAGCTTTTACAGCTAAAAGCTTCAAAACTTTAATTTCCGATATGGGTCAGTTTTATTCCATTGAAATTTGTTTCAGCAGAAACAAGTCGGAACTTTATAAAGTTAAGATACTTGACAGCTTAAAGTTGCTCCCTTTTTCTATAGACCAAATGGCAAAAACTTTCGGTTTACCAATATCTAAGTTGGAGATTGACTATAGAGCGAAACGCGAGATAGGGCACATATTGACAGAAGAAGAAAAAGCCTATATCAAGAATGATGTTGCTATCGCAGCTATGGCGCTTAAAGCACTGTTTGATATGGGATTGACTAAAATGACAACTGCAAGCAATGCCCTAAACGAATATAAAACTTTGATGGGGAATCGCTTTAAGTATTGGTTTCCACCGCCGCAGTATGACGCAGAAATAAGGCAAGCGTATAAAGGTGGATTCACTTATCTTTCCCCGCGCTATGCCGATAAAGATGTTGGAAAGGGAATCGTTCTTGATGTTAATAGTCTTTATCCTGCAATGATGTACTATAAGCCGCTGCCTTATGACGAGGGTGTTTTTTATGATGGACAATACCAGTCAGATAAGGATTACCCTCTTTACATTCAGATTGTTAGGGTTAGTTTTGAGCTAAAGCCAAAGCATATTCCAACGATTCAGATTAAAGGCAATCTCTCTTTTGTGTCAACTGAATATTTAGAGAGCAGTAACGGCGAGATTGTTGCGTTAGCTTTGACTTCACCAGACCTTGAGTTGCTTCTTTCGCATTATAATTGCGATTATATAGAATATGTATGCGGGTGGAAATTCAAAGCGGGAACAGTAGCTTTCCGTAAGTATATAGATAAATGGATAGGCGTTAAAATTGAAGCAACGAAAGAGGGCAACAAAGGTAAAAGAGCTATTGCAAAACTTATGCTCAACTCTCTTTACGGCAAGTTCGCGACTAACCCTAAGTGCCGCTCGAAGCACCCCTATCTCGGAGAGAATGGCGAAATAAAATATGCACTTGGAGAGGAAGAAGAACGAGCGCCAATATATATTCCGGTTGCGGCATTTATAACAGCTTGGGGAAGATATACTACCATCACTTCTGCGCAAAAGGTTTATGACAGATTTATTTATGCGGACACGGATAGTTTGCACCTTGAGGGTACAGACTTTCCGGAGGGATTGGACATAGACGATGTTAAACTCGGTGCTTGGAAAGTGGAAAGCGAATTTACAAGAGCAAGGTTTTTACACCAAAAATGTTATATAGAAGAAATAGGGAACGAGTTTAAGATAACTTGTGCCGGAATGCCAAAAGGCTGTTACCCCTATGTAACTTGGGAAAACTTTCACCCCGGAGCAAGTTATCAAGGCAAGCTTAAACCGCAGCACGTTGACGGTGGTATTGTTCTTGTTGATACACCAATGACTATAAGAGAAAAGAAATAGCCCCGACTTTGGTAGCCGGGGTTATTTTATTACTTAAAATAGATATTAGAAATAACAAACTGTGGAGCACCATATATAAACTGATTAGAGCCGACGCAAATGTAGTTTGTGGTATTAACTTTGCTAATATCCATAATGTATTTTCCTGCACCGGGAATTTCAAGTTTAACCGGGGGATTTACAACGTGGGTATCATCGAGTTTTTCCGTAATATTAGTTTGCTGCGCTCCATACCCTATAACGCCTGAGCCGGATTCTACCTCTATAACAATCTGTTTATAAGGCGTAAAGTCGTAAGCGCGAAGCTCACCTGTCGCAAGGGTATCGCCTATATTAACATAGCCGCCAATTTGTTTTTCTTCTCGGATTTGTTCTCCGCTTGGTACATAGATAGTCACCCAATGGAGAGTGTAAGGCGAAAGCTTTAATCTTCGTGCGCCTATTGGGGAGAAAGAAAGCCCATAGTTTTTACCCTCTTTGCTTCCCTCAAAGAAATCAGCGTCACCTGCTTTATAAATCCAACGAGCAATTTTAGATAGGGATTCAATAATTCTGCGCCTTGCAATCATCATTTTATTCACGCAGAAACACCCCAGTTCTTAAAGAGCATATAACCCTTGAAGCAGGAGAACTCCCATACTTCGTTAGCTGCTGCCTGCATAATGTCGTCGCCGTCAATTCCGCTAAAGCCTGTAAGCGTAGGAACAATAGGTACATTAGGGAATTTAATATAGCCGTGGTTTTCAGCGGTTTTAGCGTTGTCGCACACAAGGGTAAGCGCGGTGAAGTCTTTTATGGTGTACTCAGTGTTGTGAGCAATAATAGTATCGACAACACCAGTAAGAGTTACTTCCTGAGTTTTGCCCTCACAATATTCTTTAAGGTAGCTGAGAGGAACTGCGTCACTATCGTCAGTGGGGTTATCTACATTACGAAGTTTCGCTTTAATAGCTGTGGACTGAATACTGCCCGACAGTTTAATAACTGCTTCTCCCGCTACAGGTACTATGCCAGCTGCGTTATTAAATCTAACACTTCCTACACTTTGAAGCGTGTTTCCTCTCATATCAAGACGCCCGCTCATAGTATCGCCAGTTTTCTTTACGAAACCTGCGTCTTTGGCATAGTCTGCACTTTTGAGATAAGTGTCGGTGACGAAGAAGCCGCTATTTTCGCCTTTTACTTTATAAGCACCATAAACAGGTATATCAATAGCGTCAGGGTCTTGAAATACTACTGACATATAATTTACGTCATCAATTTCAAATACGTCCATAGTAAGAACCGCCACATTATCGATGTCATAGGCAAATTTATAAGCTTTACCGTTAATACTGGTTTCGTTCGTAGAATCGAAAATTAAATCAGCATTCATTGTAAGAGAAGTGTTCCACACATAAGGCGCAGTCGGTTCATTCGTTCCGTCAAGCTTGAGGTACTTAGTGTCAGCAACCGTTTCAGTAAGCCCGCCCTGCGTTGCTTCAATTACAGCCGCAGCAATTTTATCATCAACATACTTTTTCTGAGTGTAGTCATTGTTGTTGGTAGGTGCAGTGTAGGTCTGTCCGCGCAGAGTCTGCATAGTGGCAACAATTACACCCGCAGCAGAATTGACAAATCCGCTGCCATTGTTGAACAGCATTTTATTAACGTCGCTAAGAGCATTGTTGCCCATAATAATATCGCCGCTCATCGTACCGCCGCGAAGCGGGAGGTACTCACCCGAACCGAGAGAAGCAGTAATTGCGTCATCTACATACTTTTTGTTTGCACCCTGCAACGGCTGAGTAGGAGTAGGAAGCCAACACTCAGTTTTAACATCAAGGTCAGATATGGTAGCGTCACCCGAAACCGTAATGTTTTCAAGTTTGGTAGTGCCAGTGCCAACGCCGTCAACCTTTTCAATATAGGGAAGCTTTACAGTGCCGTTCTCCATCTGCGTGAGCGTTTGCTGAATCTTGGCAATGGTATTCTGCATACCATTAACAATGCCAATAAGATTCTGCACAGTCTGCTGCAAGGTGTTGATGGTCTGCTTAACCTGAGCAAGGTCAGCTTCAACAGTGTCAACTCTTTCAACAAGCGCATTATATTTGCTTTCTACATCGGTAAGCCGTACATTGAAAGCTTCGAGCTGCTGCAAGAATTTAGTAAGCTGTGCGTCAATTCTGTTAATTTCTGCTTCGGTATAATTTTTAAGGTTCAGAATAGAAAGCTGATTCAGGAGGGCAGTGTATCTCAACTGCCCATAATTCTGAATAAGTTCTGCAAGCTGTCTGTCATAATCATTTTTGTAATGAGCTTTGCGAGTGATATACCAAAACGCTTTAGCTTTTACCTGATTCGGCAGAGTAGAGGGAACGAACGCATTTTCGCCTTTGTCAAGGAGCATTGCATTATCGCCAGTAGAAAGCACTACAGCAATATCGCAGCCATAGCCTTTGAGAATATCCGCGCAAGCTTTAGAAGAAAGTCCTCTGTTGGTAAGCCCCTGCTTTACCTGATTTGCGTCAGAACCTGCGCTAACGAAAAAGACTTCTTTGGTAACAGTGTTCTGCCCCATTGCTACAATAGGCGCAACTGCTGCCGCAACTTCGTCTTTTACTTCACCGTCAACTATGATTCTGCCAACGCAGCTCATAGAGTTTTCAACGCCGTCATTAAGAAGCTGACTTTGATTGATAGCGTTAGCGTAAACTCTCATAGTTCCGTTGCACGTAAAGGCTACGCAGTAGCCGTCACCGCTTTCAATAGAGGGGAGCGGCGCGCCTTTGTAGAAGCAGTTACCTACCCACCCATCTTCACCAACTTCACAAGAAGCGATAACCTGAGCGCATTCAATCATAGAAGCGTCATCAATAGGCTGTTCAAGTTTGCTGTTGGTGGTGTTATCATAAGCGAGTTTAAGCTGCATTCTGATAGGTTCGCCAAATCTATCTACAACTTTTTTGCGAGTTACGCAGTAGGTATTACCCTCGTCAGCATAATATCCCTGTTCGGTGCTGACTTCGCAATCGCCATAATAAGCGCCATTAGCTTCTGCCGCGTGCTCAAGATTCCTGAGTGCCTGATAGGAATTTGCCATCACATCATTGTATGTTGCAATGCAAGTGTTTACCCTATCGGTCAACCCATTCATTGCTTCATACAAATCCATTCCCTGACAAACAGAGGGTGCAGGGGGCACACAAGTCATAGGCTTAGGCATAGGAGGGGGACAAGGCTGAGGCTGAAAAGGCGGAGGATAAGGTGCGCCACAAGTCGGAGGCGGAGGAGGGCAGCACGGTTTAGGCGGACAAGGATTGTTGCAAAAAGCTGGCACATTAGGAATGTGGTCATCATAGTAATCTTTGAAATGAATCATTATTTAATACACCCCCATAAATAGAGTATTGAGTTCTTCCACAATCATCATATCAATGTTGAGGAATGTTTTTCTGTACTTGACCAAAAGTTCTGAGGGGTTAAAACCTCGTCTGCCTTTGGTTTCAGCTGTTTCTTTGTTTTGTTCTGTTTGCTGTTTATTACCGAGTTCAAGAGCAGAAACATTAGAATCCGCCGTTACTCTGCTTTCACCGTCTGTTTTACTGTCACTCTTAGTGTCTGTATTAACATTGCCAGTGCGAGTAGTAACTGAATTACCTGTAGTATCTTCGTCATAGGTAGTTTTATCTGACGTGTCGGTAGTTGTATCTTTTTGCCCAGTTGTATTACGAGTTCCCTTTCCATTAACGAATGTTTCTGTCGTTGCATATTTCGCATTAACAATCTCACCATCCTGATTTATAGTGTTACCCAACTGAGTTTGAGGGTCATCACAAAATACTGTGGTTTGGCTATTCGTAGTGTTTTCGTGTTCGCTATAGTCTTGGTCTTCCACACTATGGATAACACGGTCTGTATTAGCGTCTTTTGTGCCTTTAGTATCTGTTACATCTTTTAGGTTGTTGGTGACAAGGTTATTGCCCTCTGCGTGTCCAGTATCAGAGTACACATTTTTGCTGTCAGCGTTTCTCGCTTCTGCGCTCTGTTTACCGTTCTGCTCAGCCATAGCTCTTTCGTGTTCTCGCTGTTCCTCAAAGTAATCGGTAGCAAGAGGGTCAAACTTAATCATTTCAGAAATATAGAGCTGATTATAATAAGGCATAATCTCACGCATTTTTCTGCGCAAATAGAAGTTAAACCTATCGGGTGTTTCAGCTCCAATCTCGCGGAAATAATAGTGCTCTATAATTTTGTCATTAAGTTCTTTTCTATGGCATTCATCAAAAATGGGGTAATCGTCAAGGGCAAAGTGGAAGCCTCTGTCTATAAGTGAGCGAATTTCGATAGTATATTTAGCCACCAAAAGCACCACCTTTTTGAACTTCTCTATCTACTTCATTTTCATAATCTTCCGTAGTGGTAGTTACACCATCAAGAGTAATAGGAGCAGTATTCTGTCTATAGTCTACAGAAATGTTAGTGCCGAACATAGCGTTTATTTCGTCTGCTGCCTGTCGGCGTGCGTTCAGCCCGGTATAACGCTGAGCGTAAACAGAACCAAGATTGGCACTAACTTCTGAGCTAAGAAGTCTTTCCTTTTTAGCAATGGTGTTCTCAATACCGAGAACTGAAAGACACTCTGACCAAACCTCCTTTTTAAGTTCATAAAGCGGAGTAAAGACTTGCGGCGCGTCTGTCTTATACACACCTATATTCTTTAGGTCAAAATCTTTATCGGCTACAATAACAGGCTCATTTCCTACAAACTGCGCATATGCATTTTTAAGGGTAAGGCGCATTTCTTCACTACCATAAAGAAGAACAGGGGTTTTCTGAGCTTGAACATTTACCTCAATAGTTCTGTCTATATCAGCTAAACGCCTCGCATATATATCAGCAATATAAGCGGTAGGGATACGCAAATAGTTGTTATAGATAAGAACGCTATCGTTTTCATCAAGCTGCTTTTGATAGCCGTTTACTGCATAGGCTCTACGCTGAGTAGGTATTTGATACATATTGAATTGTCCTGCAACAGCAACAGTAAGGCAGAGGTTGCCAAGTTCTTCATCATTAAAGTAAATCATTTCACCCTTAGAAAAAAGCCCAATCTCAAGAAAGCGCTCGTCAATCGTATCAGGCAAGTTGCTCCATTCATAAGCGTTACACGCTATTTCCATAATACGGTTGAACCAATATTCATAAGTAATATTGTTAAGGAAGTTAGCTACCTTTGCCCCAGCTTTCTTCTCAGGAACTCTACGATAGCTAAAACCATCAACTAACATCATCTTTTACCACCTCTTTCATATCTCTATTGGAAAGAGAGTAATTACCCACATCTGCTGTATGCCAAAAACGAACGCCCCTATTATACATAGCTTTAATAGTTCTCATATCTTGAACAGGCATAGAACCGTTGATAATAACATTGTCTGTTTTTACATAGTTCCAACTTTCGCGGGAATCTTCGTTGGGAACTTTAACAGCGTTAGTGGCATAGCCATACATATCGAAAAATTGGTCTATCTTTACAATGTATTCAATAGGCGCTGTCATTTGCTTAATGTCAATCTCATTTTTATTAGCCTTAAAATTAAAGCAATGGTTAAAACTTGCATTTTTATCTCTACAAGTTGTAAGAGGGTCTAACATTGTGCCAAGATTTTTGGCAATATCTCCAACGCCTTTTTTAGCCGTGTCTTGCATTGCCATATGGGAAGCAGCAGTAGAAATATGCCCCTCTAAACCTAACCCCGATGATGAAGCAACAGTAGCCGTACCTCCACCTGCTTGTGTGAATGACTGAGTGCCGCCCGCCATCAATACTGTAACAAGCAGCTTTATAGAATCTAAAACACCCCTTGTTATAATAGATTGCCAACCGCCGCCATTTATTGTTGTTTCAGGAAAACCGCTAACAACAAAAGAGCTATCCCATTCTTCAACACCCTCAAAAACATTAACATAACCTATAGGCACAAATTGAACGGCGGGTGGATAACCTGTGAACCAACGCATTTTGAATTTAGGCTCTTTGAATACAGTTGTTATTTCTCCAGTTTTAGAGTTATATTGCTGCAAACTGAATTTTTCGTAATAATATTCTATTTCATTTCCGCACAAATCAGTTACTTTAATAAAATTAAAGGGATAATTAAAGCACTTTTTATATTTTGGAATATAACCATGCAATGATTTTACCATAGGAACGCTAATTTCACGGTCGGGTATTGAAGCTGTGCATTGAAAAGGCGTGGTTTGAACTCCAACAACATAATCGATATGGTTTGTAGCGGCAAAATCACTTAAATCTTGTTTCGCTTGCTCAGGTGTACGGTCGCCATAAATATTTGCGCAAATTCCCTGATAAACACCATCACGCACTTCACCAACATTTGAAAGCCCTGTTTGGTCTGTTTTAACCCAAAGCTGCACGTTAGTCTGCTGATTACCCAACCGTTCGATATGCGTAGTAGAAGCAAAGTTCTCCATAACATACGGAACAGACAAAGGCTCTTTTTGTTGATTCCCAAAATAAGAATCATCAACAGGGTGTTCTCTCTCCACCAAGCTCGGCTTCACCGTGTAATCAAACTGATATGTCTGGTAGCTGTCTATTTCATATTCTATCTCTGTAGTGTCAGGGTTAATATAGTTAATTCTACGAATAAAAGCATAGAACCACTTGTTACCCCAAAAAGTATTTTGGAACATTACATAGTTGCAATCATAAACAGAATCAGCAACAGTAGGTATTCTACAAGTCAGCGGGCTTCGCGGGGAAGCCACGCTGTTGTTTACACGCTGATAACTACAATTCGAGAAAGTATATTTTGCAAGCCCTGAAAAATATGCCGCTTGCGCACCCGCACTTCCGAATTTAATTACATCACTATAGGTGTCATCACAAGGCGCACCCTTGAGAATTTTAATTACTGTCAGCGCTTGATTTGCCATAATCAGTTCACCGTAAGGCTATAGACATAAGTAGTCTTGTTGTCAATTTCGCCGCCAATGTTGAAGTAAACATTGATAGCAAACTTATCCTGCGCTTTTGCACCATTCATAGCCGGAGCTACATCTGCAATCCAGTAAAGAATATTGTTGTGCATTGCGGGAGTGAGAGCAACATCTGCTTCAACTTCCGCATTGTTTTTGGTCACTCTGACTACAGGCGGTTTAGCACCTACGCCCTGAATTGCAATCTTGCCGACAGTGGCAATGCTTGCAGCAGTTACGGTTGCGGGATAAGCTGCCCAAGTAGAAGTAAATGCACCCGGCGCAGTATAGGTAGTGGTAGTATCAGTGGTGAAAAGAATGGCGTTAGCAAAGAGGGAAGTGGAATAAGTTCTCCAAACGTGATAGAAATAGTTCCAATACATACCCTCGCCATTATAGTTCTCGGTGAAATTGGTGAGGTTATCGAAAACCATAAACCAATCTTTATCAACAAGAGCTGCACAAGCGCCAGTAAGAGAACCGAAGTTATCTACGAGAACGCGCTGTCCCATAAACTGAGCTTTGTCCATATTGAAAGCAGAAGCAAGAACATCTACATCCATTGCAGCGTCAAGTCCTGCGTCAATGATAAGAACCTGTTCAGATTTAGGAGTGTGAGTGGTTACGCCATAAGCGTTATAAGCATTGGACATAAACTCAAGCTTGTTAGAAATGCTCTTGAACTGTTTAACAATCTTTTTAAGAGGAATTTCAGGCTCGTCAACATCCCATTCGGGAATACGCACAAGCTTCATCTGTCCTTTATTAGCAGCGTCAACAATGAGCTGTTTCATATAAACATACTCGTCAACTTCGCTGCCAGTGTAAAGGGAATCTACAATCTTTGCAATAAGGTCGTTTACTCCCTCAACAGAAAGAAAAGCCTGACGAAGCTGCTCGTTGGAGATAGTAGTCTTATAGAAGTTCTGAACATTGAGCTTATGGAAGATAGCAGCAACATCAGGAATTTCACGCTTGAACACTTCTTTCTCTGCAACGGCAGGGTCGAACTGGTGAGCTTTCGCAATCTGAACGAATACTTCCTCGACAGTTTCGCCATATTCAAGAGTTCCTTTCTTGAACATTTTAAGAGGGTTAGTGTAGGATTTAGAGGTAATAATTACCCTTGCAATCCTGTTTACAAGAGCACTAAGGAACTCATTCTGCGTAGGCTGATAAGACAGCATAGCATTGCCGATTTCCTTAATATTCTCTTTAGTCGCTTCGGGGATTCTTTCCTGATAAGAAACGGAAGCGTTAGCTCTAATAGCATTCAACACATCAATAGCAGACGCATTAAATACCGGAGTTGCCGGAATAGTAGGCATTAAATCATCTCCTTATTAGTGGATATCTCTCTGTTTGAACAGAGATTCAAATGTAAGATTTTCAGAATCTTTCTCTATATCTTTTTTCTGTTCCTCTTTTGTTTCGGGAATAGAACTAAAGAACCGTTCACGGTACTCCTTGCGGAGGTTGCCGTATTTTTCGCTGAACCGTTTACCGTCTTTGTCAAACACATCTGTTTCGGTGTACTGCGGTTCAGTCCTGTCCTGCTGAATATCATTCAGCAAATTCATCACTTCCTCATTGTCACCGCTTAGTTCACTTATGCGGTGAATATGAGAGGTAAATTCTTCTGCGGTAAGTGGCATTGTTAGGCTCCTTTCTAATTAAAATTATATTCCTTTATAATCTGAATAAACAGGAGTAAGAAAATTAACACCGTCAATTCTAATCGAAGTAAATTGATTAAAACCAACTTTCTCATAATTTGCTGTCGGTGAAATATTGCAAAATAAAAGCCCAAAACAATATTTTCCCTCATATACAGGAGAAATTGAAACATAATTTGGGTATTTTATATACCAATAGTGATTATCTATCTAAAAATAAAAACCGACAAAAAACTCATTATCTATTTCTGTTTTTTTTTACATTTCTCTTTGCAGCAAGGACAATCACAACCGCACTCGGTTTCTACACCGTCATTGTAATCGAGCCAAGGAAGCTGCAACCAGTGCGTCCAACCTCTACCCGCTACTTTAGTTTTTACGACACCGTCACCATATCTACCGAGAGTGCATTCTATACATTCGCCATTGCCAATATAAACACCGACGTGTCCTTTCATATACAGAATAAGCCCCGGCATTTCGGGAAGTGTACCGATTGTGCCTTTAGTTTTAGAAACAGAATACATTCCCCTTGTGTTGGTGTCCCATTTACTTTTGTACTTAGGGGAGTTAATGCCGCCGAACAAATAGGATTTAATCAAACCCACACAGTCACAACCATAATAATTTCCGATTTTAGTTTGCAGCTGATTTACTCTTGCTTCACTGTAATATTTAGGGTACTGCTTTTTCTTGTAATCAATAAAAGCCTGCGTTACGGTTTTCATCAACCCTCCCCACATATAAACAGTTTTCCAACCGAGAGCCTGTTTACAGTATTCAACAAGCCCCCTTGCGGTAAATTCGCTCATTGCGTCACTCCTCCTTTGCGTCAAAATTTTCAAGTTTGGCAGTAAGAGTTTTAATGCTGATTTTCAGTTCATCAAACATCGGAGTAATCTTTTTGATATACCAAACGATAAATGCTCCCATAGCTATACAAGCAGCAATGGGAAAACCTACTCCGTTGACAATCTGAATAAAGTCATTTACATTCATTGCAAAACCTCCTAATATAATCTAACTGAATCACATTGTCATTCTAAGAATATCCTGACAAATGTTTTTCAAGTTGACATTTTCAAACCGAACATACCCCTCCTTGTATGCCTTAATGAAGCGGTCAAACATACTTGAACCGTGCCCTTTAAGCAACACCGTGTTCGGTTGATGGTCATCAAGCGTAACAGAATAAGAAAGCAAACCTGATGGGTCTACATCATTACTGCAATAATAAAAGCCTGAAACGCTGTCACGCCATATACCATACTTATCACCCCTATAAATAATCGCAAATCTATATGAAGCTGTAGAGGGCTTTTTCTCTACAAATACTGAACTATCACGCAAAAATTTGTTGTCTATAGCATAAGCACCATAATCAGTGTTTTTAATAAGCTTTCCAAAGCGTGTTTCTTTCATTGCATTCGCGTACTCGTCATCTTCAACTAACTCTATCAGTATATCGCCTTTAACGCGGAAATTTGAACCATAGGGCAGTTCTATGCCAAAAAAGGTAAAATAGGGATTAGTAATAGAAATAGCGTTTGAAAGAAACCACACTTTAACATCTCTTGTACGCGCAATAGTAGAGTAAGCTTCAAGGAAGTTCGTCACTTCGTCAGGTAAATAACGAACATAGCCCTTATCTATAATAAATTCATCAAAAATAATAGTCCATACCCTCTCATAAGAAATTGACTTGCATATTTTTGAAGTGGAAAGTGGCATTGAATAACCAAAAGGTTTTTGGTCGATATAAAAAGTGCCTTGATAATATTTGAATTTATGGTCTGGAAACTTAAATTCAATATCATCAAAAAACCTTTCCATATTCTTTTCTTTTAGTTCTTCTTTATAACGGCGCATATACACAAATTCTGAACCCGTCTTTAGGTAGTCGTTAATTACATCTTCCTTTTTACAGAATGTTTTACCAACACCACGAGCACCCAATATAAAGTTAAATAAACAGTTGCGGGATTTTGCCGATTGACTTGACCAAAACATAATATCGTCCTTTCATTTAAGAGAAAAAAGGGCGCGGTGGTATTCGTAACCACATAGGTGAAAGGAGCAAAAGACCTGTTTTACATTAAACTACACGCCCGTGTGGAGCGTCTGCTTTAGGGGGAGCACGCTATAAGAACCCCTATCGTTACGCGATAAGCGGGAAAACAAATTAAGAAACCTTGTTCTAATGGCAAAGCCATTGGTGAGAATACATGAGTAGTATTACAAGAGGTCAATCCCAAGCCGACACGGCGCTATCTTCCAAGCGTGACTTCCGATTAGGTGTGATACCTTTAACTCAAGTACCCTCAACTATATTATAGCATATAAAGAAGAAAAAGCTAAGGTGGTTGAAGAAATATTCTCAGGAAAAATTTTGAAGATGTTGAATAGTAAACATACCCGGGTGTACCTATAGATCGGAAGAGCACACGTC